CTTTTATCCAGCTACGAGAACTTTTAGACTCTTTATATTGGCCAACATGCTCGTAGTAGTGATCGATCAACTCTCTAAAGGAAAATTTAGGTTTAATCCCTTGCTCTTCTTCTCTGGTAGCAATTTTGGACTCTAATATTTTTTTCGCAGCCCACTGTTCACATTCTCGAATCGTGTCACGGGTGCAAGATACACGTTTTCCATCTATTTGAAGCTGAATACGGTAAACATCGCCTCTTTTAACGGGCTTTGGCATTTTCATTGGTGAAATTCTTGGTGCATTTCTGGGGAAGTTGTGAGTTATTAATTTATTCTGCACTGAGAATGATGTGGGAAGATTCGGGAAGAACTGGGACTAAGTGAGATGAAAGCCTGAGCTGATAAGCATTTGAAGAATTTTTTAAGGGCAAACCAGGATTAACTTGATTTGCCCTTTATTTTGCACTGAATTTGGGGATTTCTCTGGATGTGTGATTTTTTTAGTTTTTATTTTGCACTAATTGTAGGAGAGGAATCTGATTAAGTAATGCTTCAACTGTAGCACCAACAGTTTGAGTTACTGCCCTGTCAGGCTTATTGATATCGTCCAGGGTAAAATTGAGCGTAAATAGCTCATCATTTAAGTACTTAACCTGTATTGAAATGTTTTGATCTTGCGCTTCTGCGTTAAAAATTTCCATAGCTTTGGTACTTAGCTCTATACCTTTTACTCTTAAATCATTCAATCCAAAGCTATTTTGATTACTGGTCTCAGGCATTCTTAGACACGCTCCTTATTAACTGGTTTATTGTTGATGTCATTGCTTCTTTGTATGAAGCATTGCCACTATACAACTCATAAATTACTAGAATCAAATCAGTTTTTGCTTTTGGCGACATAGTACGTCGCGTTGATTTGAGTGCTTCTTCTACCGTTAGAATACAGTCCTGCAAAACCTCTGTATCCATCTCTTCATTTTCTTTTAGGCTGGCGTATACCGTTGCCACAAAACGCGCACGACCTTTAGGCTGCATTACGCGACCTGTAGCTTCGAGTGCCTGATCTAACGTATTAAATGCCTGCTGTAACAATGATGCATCAAGGATTTCTGATTCTAATTGCTCTTTTTCTTTCACATTAACCACAGATACAGATACGCCAGCAACATGATTAGCCGTAGAGTTTTGATTTGACTCTTCTTCCACATCAATATCATAAGGTTGACCATAACCTGTAGCTAACCAACCTGCATTTGCTCCAGTTGCCTGACAAATACGATCAATCGTTGATTTATGTAGAGATTGGCGCCCATTAATCCATATTCCAGTAAAAGTACCTTTTGGCAATCCTACCCTGGAAGCAAAGCTATAAGGTTTTTCTAATTCTTCAGGTGTCATTAGGAACTCTATCCTCTCTTTTAAAGAGTTATTTTTTAGTTCCCAATTTTTTAAGTTCTTTTGAGTACTCATGACAATAAAAAACCTCCACAGTTCTTAATTCATAACTAACTGATATATATAAAGTAAATTAAAAGCCATGAAAATAAGTACTTAATTTATTTTAAGTACTATTGACAGTATTTATTTAGGTACTTATATTGTCGTTAGATTTGGTGATTACCTAATCTAACGATCAAAAAAAGTGCCTAAAAAGGCTAAGGAGTTCACATGGGATTAGAGCGAAAACCCACAGAACAATGGGATAGATACAGTATTGAAGCTGAGATTAAACGTCGCGGAAAAAGCGTTACTCAGCTTGCAAAAGATTACGGAATGTCTGACAGGACAGTTCGTAATGCACTGTATCACCCAAGCAAAAAGGGCGAGATTATTATCTCCAAATTTCTGGAAAAACCTTTGCACGAACTATTTCCAGACCGTTGGACGATTGATAACAAACGTATATACCCACGTTACAGCAATAAGGAATGTGCTTAATGAAAACACATTACAGTATTGCTGAATTATTACAGTTAGATCTTTCTGATCTTCCAAAAACTCGGAAGGGATTAGATAAGTACTTAACTCGTAATAATTGGCAGTATAAAGAAGTTCCTAGTCGTGGAAAAGGGGGTACTAAACGAGAGTACTTCCTACCTGATGAATTTAACAAAAAAGTACTTTTAAAAGATATTAAGAACGAACTAATTGCTACTGAATATAGTACTGAATTAAGTACCAAAGTAGAACTTCAGGAGCCAACTTCTTTATTGAATTGGCAGCGTGAAGTGGCTGAAAACCGTTTATTTGTTGTGCGTTATATCCAACAGCAAATTAAACAAGGGGCTAAAAAGACTCCAGCGATTGAACAGTTCATAGCTGAGGCTGAGGCTCAAACATTACCCGCAGAAATGCAGGGTGCGGTGAGCAAAGCCAACGCCAAAGCTGGTGAAGATCGGACAGTGAGTCGTCGGAGTGTTTTTGACTGGATTAAAGCAGTTGAAGATGCCGAGACACATAAGATTAATGTGATGAGTGTACTTGCCCCTAAAGCACGTCGCTCGGATGTACCAGCTTGGGCGATGGATCTACTCAAACTATATGCTCAACCACAAAAACCTACCTTGGCAGCAGTGTTGGAATTACTTCCAAACTACCTAGAAGAAGGCGTGTCTTGCCCTACTTACAATCAAGCTTACCGCTTTATTAAAGAAAAAATGGGCAATGTGGATGCTCAACGCGGACGTATGGGCAACCGTGAATTGAAAAATTTACTGCCGTTTATCCGTCGTGATACCGAGCAACTTTTACCGACCGATGTGTATACCGCAGATGGTCACTGCTTTGATGCTGAAGTTGCACACCCTATGCATGGTAAGCCGTTTCGACCTGAGATTACCGCAATTATTGATGTGGCGACACGTCGCATGGTGGGCTGGTCGATAGACCTAGCCGAAAGTGGTTGGGCAGTACTGGATGCAGTTCGAATGAGTGCATGTGAATGTGGTATTCCAGCCATTTTTTATGTCGATAACGGTTCTGGCTATAAGAACCAAATGATGGGGGCAAAAGGTCGTGGTGTGATGGCTCGTTTAAATACAGAAATGAGCCATGCCCTGCCTTATAACTCTCAAGCAAAAGGACTTATAGAACGTAGCCACCAAACCTTATGGGTAAAAGCTGCCAAAAAATTACCATCTTATATTGGTAAAGATATGGATGCCGAAGCCAGCAACAAGATGTTTAAGCTGACTCGCAGTGAAATTAGGCAAATTGGCGTTTCAAAAAGCTTAATTAGTTGGACTGATTTTCTCGCTTTTGCTGATGAAGTTGTACGTGACTATAACAATAAACCGCATAGCAGCTTAAAGCGAATTACTGACCCAATGACAATGAAAAAGCGTCATTTAAGCCCGATTGAGGCATGGAATGAAGCGTTAGATATGGGTGCTCCAATAGACCGCGTGGAAGACTGGGATGCAGAGGATCTATTCCGTCCTTATGAAGAACGTAAGGTTCGACGTGGTGAGATTGAACTGTTTGGCAACCGTTACTTTAGCCAAGACCTTGCAGAGTTTCATGGGGACAACGTACTGGTTGGTTATGACATTCACAATGCTGACCGCATTACGGTGCGTGATGAAGATGGACGCTTGATTTGCTATGCGTACTGGAATGCAAATAAACGCGCGTACTTCCCACAAACCAAAGTCGAACAAGCCCGTCAACGTCGTGCAGATGGTCGTTTACGTCGCTTGGCTGTGAAACAGGACGAAGTTTTACAAGAAGTGAATCCACAGCGTGTGATTGAACACATAGAGAACCAAAACGTGATTCCTTTTAACGCCAATAAGCATGAGCAATTGATGGCAGAGCTAAATGCTTTACCCGTTAAAAAAGAGAAAGAAGTGCTTTATTACAAAGAAGTTCAAACCGAACTCAAGGTAGAAGAAAAACCGATGACAACTTTAACCCCAGTACAACGCTGGATAGAACTTGATAAACAAATCATTGGAGGTGAACAGCTTACACAAGATGATCAAGACTTTTGGGAAATGTACTCATTGTCGAAGAAGTTTAAGCAACTGGAAGAAGATGACGCTGAGCTAAAAGGCTATCTAGCTCAGCGTCGAGCCTAGTCGGTAGTGACATACCGCCTAGATTGAACAACAACTGTACAACTTATTATTTTATGGTGATGCAAATGAATGCAGATGTCAATTTTTCTAACACAGGAATCGCTCAGATTCGCAATATTTCACAATGTTATGAAGCTGTGAAACGCACAATGGAACGCAATCCTCTCTTGCCTGGCATTTCGGCTTTCTATGGTCCAAGTGGCTTTGGAAAGTCTACCGCTGCCAATTATGTTGCAACTAAAACCAATGCTTTTTATGTGCAAGTGAAAAGCACTTATACGAAGAAAGCCTTTCTACAAGCGCTATTGCGAGAAATGAGCATTCCTTACCCTGCAACACTTTCAGAAATGATGGAGCTTGCCAGCGGTGAACTGGCGAAATCTGGACGCCCCCTGATTATTGATGAGTTTGACCACTTAGTGCAGGGCAACAAAGTCGAGATTGTCCGTGATTTATATGAAGCTAGCCAAGGTACTTTTTTGATTATTGGTGAGGAAATGCTGGCTCGAAAACTGGAGAAATGGGAACGCTTCCATGGTCGGATTTTAAACTGGGTTCCTGCCCTGCCTGCTGATTTAAACGACGTGACTTTATTGACTTCGATTTATGCACCAAAACTTCAGATTGATGAACCTGTACTTGAGCAATTACTAGGACAAGTACGTGGATCTACACGTCGTGTTTCGACCAACCTAGAAATGTTGAACGAAAAAGCATTAGAAGCTGGGGTGCGTCATATCTCAAAGCAAGTGTTGAAAGAACTTTTAAGTGATGGCTTTGTCACAGGCGAAAGCCCTAAACCACGTAGCTTCTGAGGGTAAATAAGTAATGCAAGCTGGCACAACAAAACTGGATAACCCTCTTATGGATGCAGGTCAACCGTATCAATCACCTAGACAACGGGTTTGGCTTGCGATTCGTAAGAATCGTGATGAGTTCACTATTCAACAAGTCGCTGACCTAGGTCGGATGAAGTATGAAAGTACACGCGAATTCATTGCTTCATTGGTCAAAGCCAAAATTGTAAAAGTCATTCGCGAAGAAGCTGTCTACAACAAGCCAAAATCAATCAAGAAAGCCTTTTATAAATTGGAAAATGACCTTGGATATTCAGTTCCTAAAGTCGATAAGAATGGGAAATTGCTGTCCAAAATGACTGGCAACAAAGCAATGTGGAATGTTTTACGCATTACAAAGCAGGCTGTAAGTGCACATGAACTCATTCGATTAGCTTCTAACGATGAAATTGCCATCAAGTTAGAAACAGCAAATGAATTTCTCCGAGCACTTAAAAATGCTGGTTATTTAACTTTAGTTCAACCAGCAAATAATGCTGGTGGTAAAGCGAAATACCGACTGTTACCTGCTATGGATACAGGTCCAAACCCACCACAGATTCAACGTGCTAAGCAAGTTTTTGACCCGAATACCAACACCGTTATGTACTCAGAACGTCCTGAACTCGAAGAAGAAATTAAACACGGGACGATTTTGCTGAACGAAGAGGAAATTAATGATGAATAACATGAATCAATCTGAAGCTGATTTACAAGAATTTTTGAAGGTAGACCGCATTCGTCTTTTTCAAGAGCGTAACCATTACAAGAGCTTAGCAGAACAAAATGAGCTTGAACTTGTGGATGCACGTAAAAGATTCAATCGAGTGATTATAGGACTTTTGGTGATCCTTATCTGCGTACTTTTAGGAGTGCTGTTTTATGCAACCGAATACCCAATCAGTACCTAAACCACAGTGGATTGTGCTTGTTGAGCAAAGGATTGAGCAGCTGGGCAGCATTCAGAAAGTTGCAGATGAGCTGGGATATGCACGTGCAAGCCTGTCCCTAGCAATACGTGGAAAGTATGTAGGCAGCACGGATCGCCTCGAAAAAACAGTTTTAAAAGTGTTGGGCCGTGTCAACTGCCCTCACCTTGAAGTGGAAATTTCTCCAGAGGAATGTGTGCAGTATCGGGAACGTGAAGCACCCACCCAGAACCCCGCAGAAATGCGGCATTGGAGAGTTTGTCAAAAATGTCCTAATGCATGCGTTAGAAAAAGAATTCTTTAGAGAGTGTGAGTAAATGGCTGATTTAGCTGATGTTGCAGGTGAAATTTCTGATGAGCGATTGGCTTATGCTCTCGAAAACCGCCAGCAATATAACCTAGTAAGTGAAGTTGAATGCCTTGAATGTGGCAATGAAATACCAGAGCAACGTCGTGCTTTGGGTGGTGTAACACTTTGTATTGACTGCCAAACGGTAGTTGAGAATGAAAATAAACTGTATAGAAAATAGGAAAAATATGAACGCAATGACTGAGATACCAGCTGGATACCGCATTGATGCCAAAGGTCGTTTGATTCCACTGGATCAAATCAAAGCCATTGATATTGAGCGTAGTGACCTTGTGGAACGCTTGATTGGTGGTGCTAAAGACTTACAAAAGCAGATGTTAGATTTTAAGAAGCTGTCTTTTGAAGACATTGCTGCTTTTATCCAGCTTTCTGCGGAACAGCACGGTGTACAAGTTGGTGGTAACAAAGGCAATGTCACCCTATTTAGTTTTGACGGGAAATATAAAATTGTCCGTCAGAGTCAGGAAAGCATTCGTTTTGATGAAAGCCTACAAGCGGCAAAAGCCTTAATTGATGAATGTATTTCTGAATGGGCCGCAGGCTCTAACGACAATATTCGAGTCCTGATTAATGATGCTTTCCAAGTGGATAAGGAAGGTAAAATTTCGACTGGCCGTGTCTTGAGTCTGCGTCGCTTAGATATTCGGGATGAAAAGTGGCTTCGTGCTATGGATGCAATCAGTGACAGTATCATCGTCACTGACAGTAAAAATTATGTGCGCTTTTATGAGCGTGACAATGACGGTAAATATCAAGCAATTTCACTCGATTTTGCAAACGTGTAAACAACAAAAGGAAATCATCATGATTAAAGCAGACTTAGTTAAACATATGGCTGAACAAGCTGGCATTACTCAAGCTCAAGCAGTATCAGCGTTACAAGCATTTGAAACGGCTGTGATTGACACCCTCGCAGCGGGTGAAACGGTAGAGCTGAAAGGCTTTGGTACTTTCAAAATTACCGAACGTGCAGAGCGTCAAGGTCGTAACCCACAAACAGGGGCAACTTTGACGATTCCAGCAACCAAGAGTCCTTCTTTCAAAGCAGGTAAAGCGTTCAAAGATGCTGTGAATTAATGCCAATCCACACTGATTGATTTAACAAAAACGAAAGCTCCCGCCTTTCGGCGGGATTTTTTTGCCCAAAATTTTACAAATGAGGTAATCGAATGGGAATTAAAAAATTAGTAACGCTCACTTTAGAAGCCCAAATTGAAATCGAATTAGGTGATTGGGCACAAAACCCTACAACAGAGGATATTGAAGGGATTAAGTATTGCGGTTTTGAAGTTGAAAATTCAGATGACATTTACAAAGAAGCAGCCTTAATCGTCCTTCGTGGCAATGCAGATTGTAATAACGATGTATTTGGATACATCCACTCTAGATGGATCTTAGGGAAACCCAAAGAACCAGATCCCCATTTTTATGACATTGAAGAGTTGTATGTAGAGGAATTCAAAGTTGAGGCAGTGGAAAGATGATCAAAGTTGAAGATTTAGACAAGTTACCCCCTGAAGTTGTAATTAGCCTTGGAGAAAGATCATGAGTCGTTTGCATCAAGAAACACTGTCACAAGCCATGCATTGGCTGATAAATAGCCGTACAGGGTTATCAAGTGAATGCCTGTTGGCAACCATTATTAACGGTGCACCAATTCAGGGTGGATGGCATGCAACATTTCATCCACGTGATCCATCGGATTTAAAACGTTGTATTGGGTTGCTTGATGCTGTACCTGACCTTCGTAACCACCTTGGTGTAATGAAAGCTGTGTCAAAAGAATGGGAAATTTTGGTTCTCAACTGGAATCAACTTGAAACCACTTTTAAAGAAGAACTTCAGCAGCACCCGAACCGTGCGCCTGAAACTAACGAGCTGATGAGAAATCTATTTAACAGCGTAGCAGGTGGTAATCATGGCTAAGTTGAGTAAAGAGCAAAAGGCTTCTGCAATTCAAGAACTGGAAACATACAATCGCATAACATTTATGTGTGATGGTTATGAAATTTCATTACGTATTCAACGCCATAAAATGAAATTAGTCGTAGGAATTTTTGTGAATGACACAGTCAAAGGCATTTGGTGTTCAGAACCTGAAAAACACCCTGAAGCGAAATATCTAGCGCCATATCATGTCAATTTTTATAAGCTTAGCTTTAAGCAAAAGCTGATTAAACTTTATGGGAAAAGACGCGCTTATAAGGAATATCCTGACTTAGATGGTAAAAATGAGTACCGTTTGCCCTACTTCAGCAGTGCAACAAGAGCAATTAACCATCTGATTAAAGTCAGCGATTCTATAGAGTTGGTTGGGGAGATGACAGCATGAAAAGAGCATCACGTAATGAGCGTTTAGCTGCAATCCATATGGGTAAAAAGGAATTGAATCTTGATGAGGATACTTACCGCGATATGCTTGGAAATGTCACTGGTAAGCGGTCAGCTAAAGACATGGATATGGATGACTTATTGAAAGTCATCCAACACCTAGATCAGCTCGGTTTTTCTAAACGTGACTTTGGTCAAAAACCAAAAGTGAAGCTTTCCAAAGATGCACTGATTGGTAAAATTGAAGCGCATTTGACAGAAAACAAGCTGCATTGGAATTATGCAAAAGGCATTGCAAAACAAATGTTTCAAAAGGAAGCGTTAGAATTTTGTACGGAAAACGAACTGTGGCGTATAGTGGCAGCATTGGAGTACAAAGCCAAGCGAGCGCACAATGAAACAAGACGAGTACCTGGACAAACTACCTGAAAACCTTCGGCTGATTATTCAGCTCACTGACTACAGAACTGCCATGATTCTGGTAAAGCATTATGGCGGTTTTGACTATCACTTCCCTCCTCTTAAATCCATTTCACAAAGCCATGAACTTGCTGAGTTGCTTGGCTTCAACAATTTAAAAAAGCTTTGCCAGTATTGGAATGGTCTGCCAGTCTACATTCCTAAATCAGATCGTTATATCGGGATTTTACGTGATAAACGTATTGAACAAGATTTAGAGGAACTGGGGGCCTCTACCAAAGTACAACGTGAATTGGCGAAAAAATACAATGTTACCCCACGCTGGATTCGTTCAGTACGTAAGAAACAGGTTGATAAACCCAACGCCCCGATTAAACAAGATCGCCAACTCGATATGTTTGCTTGCTAACCGCCTCTTTGTTCTCCATAGACCGCCTAATAGGCGGTTTTTTTATGGAAGCATTTCCGCAAGGAACTGATTGCTAAATCATCAAAAATTACAGCATGTTAAATACGAGTTTATTTAAATGTCTGAATCGCAGAAAAAGAAATTTGTACTTTCTAAGCTAAGTTTAGGGCGACTTGAAGGTGTTGATCCTAATTTGGTTAAAGTCGTTAAACGGGCAATTGAAATTACCCCACAGGACTTTATGGTCGTTGAAGGCATTCGTACCAAAGAACAGTGCTACATCAATTACGGTAAAGGTCGCACAGCAGCACAATGCACCGCGAAAGGTGTTCCTGCCAAATATGCTCAACCTAAAGTGGCAAAAGTGACTTGGTTGAATAATCCGCTCTCCAGCAAACATGTCACGGGTAAAGCTGTAGATTTAGTTCCCTACCCTGTGGACTGGAATGATTTAGCCAAGTTTGACCAAATGGCGCGAGCCATGTTTGCTGCGGCTAAAGAGCTAGGTGTGTCGATCCGCTGGGGAGCAGATTGGGATAATGATGGCAATTACCGTGAAAAAGGTGAATATGACTCACCTCATTTTGAACTATGAGGTACTAAGCCATGAGCCATAAAAAATCTAAAGTACCGCATTCACTTATCCAAACTCGCATCCAACAAGGTGTGCAAGATGAATTAGCCAAACGTGGTAAAGCTGAATTTAAGCAAGGTTATGAGACTGGTCAGAAAGACCTTCAAGCTGTTGTTAATGCTAACGAGTCCGAGAAGATTCAGGGACTACGTTTAACGATTTCAAGCTTAGAAAGTCAATTGGATCAGAACGCACTTAGCCTGAGCGCAAAAGATGCGTTACTGATTGAACATGGTCAAAGTCAGAATGCTCAGATTCAAACCATAAAGAACCTTAAGCATCAATTAAAACTAAAAGATGCTGACCTTCAAACTGTGCGCCAAGACTATGTCATGGGCATCTCCAGTTCGGTCAATGATGGTTTCTTGGTGCATAACTGGCGTGCCAGTTGGAAGTGGATCAGCAACTGGTGCTTCGGCTTAATCGTGTTTTTTGCTACAACGCCTATCCCGCCAGAGTTACTTGCCATACTGCCTGATAACATCCGTTTTTACATAATTGCGTGGATTGCATTCTGTGGCTTTGTTGGACGTTATCTCAATCAAAGCAAAGGCGTTCAAACATGGTCATTGAAGTCTTAGTCCGTGAGCACCCTGTAGCTGTTGTGGTGTATGCCTTCTTGGATTTAATAGACGGTATACGCCACCCAATTAAAACTGCAAAGCGAATAAAGAAGAGTATTCAAAATGCCAAAAATCACATTATCAAAAACAGCAATCATCAATCTTGCAGACTTTGTACTCAAAAATTACGGTCACATCAGCGAAACCGTAGAAGCAGGGATTGTTGCCACGCAAAAGACCTATAGCAATGTTCATCTCACCTCTTTGGCTGTGTATGACATGCTTCAGACCACTGCCAAATATATGCAGGCGGTTGAGAATGAAGGTGTCCTAAAAGGCCTAGAAAAAAAAGAAGCCGTGCTTGAATTTATTGTTAAAGAATACTTGGAAACCCACGCTGAGATTAAACAGATTTGGTCTGGTTGGCGTACCACGGTGTCTTGGTTTATTGACCAGCTCATTAGCATGCTGAACAGTGGCCGTTCAGTCCTTCAAGCCTTTGTTGGTTAAGGAGGCAATGTGGCAATTCAACTTGAAGTTTATCAATGGATCATGATCCTCATTTCGATTGTTGGCACGGTGGTGACCACGATCAAAATCCTATGGGGACGCATTGAAGAAAACTTAAATAACAACTTTCAAGTGATGCAGAACCGACTTGAAGATGTTGCAAAGCAATCTGCACAGAACCATGACGACATTCGTGATCTAGAACGTAAGTTTTATAAGTTTCAGATTGATTTGCCACATGTCTATGTTGCCCGTGAAGATTACATTCGTGGTCAGACCGTGATTGAAGCCAAGCTAGATGCTCTGGCCTCAAAAATTGAAAACGTACAAATTCGACAAGGGATGAATAAACAATGACTGATCTTGTAAAAGCCCGTCGTGAAAACATGCGCTGGTTATTACTGAATGCACTGAATAATGCACGTCCCTTGGGGGCGATGGATATGCTTGTACTTACCGTGGTCCAAGCCATTTATCCAGATTCCACAGCAAATGAGCTACATGCTCAGCTCGCGTATTTGGAAAACAAAGAACTGGTTGATATTACACGTAAACCCGATGGGCATTGGCATTCAATCCTCAATTCTAACGGTATTGATGTTGTGGAATATACCATTGAGTGCCCTGCTGGAATTGCCCGACCTGCCAAGTATTGGGGATAAGTATGGCTAAACCCTCTGCAATTGATCAGTTGAATCCAGATGATAAATTTTGGTTAGACACCTGGTTCAAGGATAAAGGCTTTTGTGGCTATGTCGAGATTGCTGAAATCTTGATGGAGCGTGGTTACAGCATCAGTAAATCTAGCGTACACCGTTATGGACAAAAGTTAGAGCAGAAACTCGCTGCGGTTCAGGCTTCTACCCAAGCGGCAATACTGATTGCCGATGCTGCCCCTGATGATGGAGATGTGCGTTCTCAGGCAGTGTTATCGCTGATTCAAACGGAACTTTTTAATGCATTAATTGCCTTACAAGAATCGAATGACCCTGATGCCGATCCTGCTGACCGCTTAGCACTGATTGCCAAATGCGGTAAAGGTATTGCAGAAATTACCAAAGCTTCAGTCAATCAGAAAAAGTGGATGCTGGATGTCCGTGACCGTGTAGAAAAAGCTGCAAAAGAAGTCGAAAACATCGTTAAAAAAGGTGGGCTTTCACCTGATGCTGCGGCTGCCATCCGTAAAGAAATTTTAGGAATTGCTCAATAATGAATGCTCCTGTTGCTCCAATACTTACGCCTGACTTTGATGCTTCCATTCCTGCTGTTTTGTTGCCCTATCAGCAAGCGTGGATTGCAGATAAAAGCCAACTTAAAGTTGCTGAAAAGTCACGTCGTATTGGATTAACTTGGGCAGAAGCTGCGGACGTAGTTCTGCAAGCCATGTCTGAAGGTGGGCAGAACGTCTACTACCTTGGTTATAACAAGGATATGACCGTTGAGTTTATTCAAGCCTGTGCCATGTGGGCTAAGGCATTTAATGCTGCGGCAATGGAAATTGAGGAAGGTGTTTGGGAGGATGGTGATAAGCATATCCAAACCTTCATCATTCGCTTTCCAAACTCAGGTAAACGAATTGAAGCCCTTACCAGCCGACCTTCTAACCTTCGTGGTCGTCAGGGTATTGTTATTCTGGATGAAGCAGGCTTCCATGAAAACTTAGATGAATTGCTAAAAGCTGCATTGGCACTTTTAATTTGGGGTGGATCGGTTCGTGTGATTAGTACCCATGATGGTGAAGATAATCCATTTAATGAGCTGATCAAAGAAATTCGAGCCGGTAAGCGTAAAGGAACTGTGCATCGCACGACCTTCAAAGAAGCAGTAGAACAAGGCTTATACAAACGTGTTTGTTTACGTAAAGGGGTTCAATACGATGCTGTAGAAGAACAACTTTG